CTGCCTCTCTGTGACCATCCCAAATGCCGAGAGCACGAAAGGACAGACGACAACCTTCAGGATGAGCCTGCCTTCCCTCCACAAACTCGTGGCTGCATCTAAGAGAGAGGAGGCGAAGAAAGACGAGGATGATCAGAGGCCAGTGAGGCTCGTTGAGGCACTGGAGGAGTCCAGACAATACTCAGAACAGCTGATGTCGCTCAGAGTGACTAGGTCACAAGGAAAGTCACAAAGCATGGCGAATAGAGCAGTCAGCAGCACAAAGCAGACCCTCTCGGGAGTGCCCTCTGAGATTGACCTCAGGCTCGTCCTCTTCAGAGTCTGGAGCGGCTCAACGCTCGACCCTCAGACGATGAGCCAGTTTGCAGTCCTCAAGGGCATGTTCCCGGACCTGAGGGAGACAATGGAGGAGACACTCAGAGAGACATCCGGGTACGCAACATCCAAGATGGACCTCGTGCTGCATTTCATGAAGGACACAAACCTGGTGCACAACATCAGGTCAAGAAGCGGAACAAGCCTCTCTGGTTCAGGATTGGACGCCATGATCAAGGTGCTGGAGATGCAGAGCTACCACGGCGTGCCGAGCAGCGTGTCAGTGCTCAGGGGGCTCTCTACGAGGGAAGAGGGGCTCTCCAACTTCAGGTATGAGGCGAACATGAGAACCCTCTTCACAGACGACACCTCCATCGTGAACTACTTCTTGAAGATAAAGTTCCCGAGCACGAACCTCGAGGCAGGTTCGAGAGACATGAGGCTCCTGGAGTGGGCAAGGTCTCTGGTCGCGAGGAGGACAGCAAACCACACTCTCCTGGCGAGGGCAAGCGCAAAGCAGATCGTTGTGATCTCGGAGGGCAGCGAGGGGAGGATAACTCTCGTGCTCGGCTCTGCCATACTGAGGCTCCTGATCGTGCAGAAGGAGAACTCCTCTGTAGTCACTTCCATGATCTGCAACTGCACAAGCACGACCGTGAAGGGCATCTTGAGGGCATACAAGCCCGAGAAGAAGAAGTGGCTCTCGTGGGAGGGAATGAGGAGGGACGACCCCAACCACGACATGTGGTTCAACCCAGGAAGTGGTGTGAGCAACGAGCAGCACCACGGATCTGTGCCCATCTACACACAGAAGCACATCGAGATCGCTCCCTATTTCGACGCCGTCAAGGCGGAGACGAGGAGGTATGGTGAGTCCATAATGCAGCGTTTGAGGGTCCACAGGGAAGGGCGGAAATGGGACTTTGTGGACCTCACGCTCCCCGTCGGCACCATAACGAGTGAGAAGCTGCAGGAGGCAAGATTGCTCAGGTACTGCGCCGAGTCGGCTGTGAGCTTCAAATGCATAGACAGATACTGCAGAGGAGAGCAGCTTGACCACGGGTTCCTCAACGAGGGCTTCATGAACGCAAAGAACAGGTGGCTCTGGAAGTGGCTGATGGTCAGGGCGATAGACCTGGTCCAGAACGGCTGGGTGAAGCCAGCGACCTGGGACGATGCATCCGAATCCCAGAGGATGGGGGAATCAATCCTCATGGTGAGAGGGGCCCAGACAGAGCTCATCAGGTGGGAGGCCGGAGACGTCTACCCAGGAGACCTGGAGGGCTTCGAAGAG